TAATTTTATTTATTTTTATTCCTAATTAATCATTAAGATAGTCACTTTTATTTTTAATAAATTCTCTTAGGGCTAGTGAAGAACTAATCATTTCCAGTAATAAATTAATTACTTCTTTTTCACTGTATAATAGTTTTGAAACATTTATCACTTCTACCCTATCCATTCCGTTTCTTTTAAGAACGATTGCTCCACCACATTTGTATTGACCTGTTTCTTCATTACTTATGTGTAAGTAGAAACTAACCATTATTCCTATTTCCCATTTAACAGTTTTGATACCATGAATATTGTCTGAAACAGTTAATTCATCATTTCCATTAATGAACTCTAATATTTCTTTCATACTTACTCATTCCAATCTTTCTCTAGTTGATAAATAGTCTGGGATAATTTATTTGCTATTGAAATAGATTTATCTATTAACTCAATTAATTCTTTTTCTGTTTTAACACGTTTACATATTCCGAGGATATCTGTAGGGTTAGCATCGTATCCTTGGTAGGAAATAGCTCCATTACACTTATACATTCTCCCATCTCCAAATTCAACATTTAGGTCGATATAAGTCAATTCTCCTATTTTTCCAACTAGTGCTATTGAACTCATATCTTTATCTCTAACTTTAACAATTAGCTCTGTATTCTTATCTATATAATCTACTGTTTCCTTGAACCTTTTATTAACTATCTTCATATTTACTCCTCTAGTTCTTTTTCCAATTGGTGAACTGTATTCATTAGTTTAGTAGAGATAGAGATAGATTTATCTATTAGATTAATTACTTCCTCTTCCGTCTTTACTATCTTTGCTGGTTGGAATACAGTTGTGAACTCATCATCATATCCATTATAGGAAATATCTATGATGCATTGATACCATCCCATTTCTACTACTTCAATACTTACTTGATTGAGAATGGATTCTCCTATTCTTCCTACAATTAACAATGAATTAAAGTGTGGGTCGAGAATATTTAAACCAGTATGATTATTTACATAGTCTATTATTTTCTTAAAATGTGTATCTGTTATCATATTTCGGTCTCCGTATGTCTTTTTCCCTACCATATATCTCTGCATATCTGTTAAATTCTGCACCAATTCTTCTAAAAACTTAATCATCTCTTTTTCACTATTTAATGTGTTCCACACGCTGGTTTCATCTGTTTCACCAGTGAATCTCTTCAAATAGAGTTTACCATGAAATACATATTTATCCACTACATCTTTATTTATGTATAAACAAAACCCAACATTTTCAAGTTCCCATTTAACTGTCACTTCTCTCTCATCGAGTTCAGTTATATTCATTTCTACATCAGAACAAATAAATGGATTTATCTCGCATCTTAAACGTGCTGTGAAGATGTTGACTAACACCCTCTTTATAGTGAAAACAATGGGATAATCATTTGAACCACAGGCATATGTAGCCTCTATACACCCATATTACTCTTCACATCCCAACATGGTAAAGCATCTTTAACCATCATATATAGGTCTGATATATCAATATCACTCAACTTTTTAACTTCTTCCATTATCAATTAACCTCATCAAATTTCATAACCATTTACCACCTAAATATCCTTAAAAACTGTTTCAATAGCTTCATCTTCTGTCAAGAAACTTTGATTAAATTTATCTGCAATACCTTTAATTTCTTCACACATCTCTTTAATATATCTTACATCAATTTCTCTTCTGTAAATTGAAAAATAACTATCTCCATCGTAAAGGGTTATCTCAACAACCTTTGACTCTTCGTTTACTTCAACTTCCAACTCGCAACCAACACGTTCAATACGGAAAAGATGACCCCCTACAAATTTACAACCACAATTTCTAAGAGTTTCTTTGATGGATTTTAAAGCATTTTCTATTCCAACTCCAACAGGGTACATAATAGTATCAAAGGAATCTAAACAGTGATGTGCTTTTGTATCAATTTCCTTAATATTTTCCAACACATTTGTTAAGATAGTAATTGCATTAGAAACAGAAATTTTTTGGTATTTCTTAGATTTAATAGTTACATCATCCCAAATTAAGTCAATCCTAAATGATACAGAATCCTCTAAATCCACCACATCTATTATTAAGTTAACACAATGGTCATTGCTTGGACTTAAAGTTACAATTGTATCATCAGTGTAAACATATCCATATCCAACTTGTTCTAATTTACTTGCTATCTCATATAAATGGTTCATTCCTACACTATCTCTCTTTCTATTCTTTTGTATATACACAAAATACTTTTTCTTGCATTTAATCTTTTAATTACCTTATATGAAAGATTTTGTTTTCCTCCTCTATCTCTGAAATCAATAGAGTTATTATCAATATCCATCAACACAAAGTCTCCTCTAGTTCTTCTTGCCTTTATAAAACAAACTTTACCAAGATATCTAACTTTATCATATCTCTTGAAACCACAGACTTTTCCGGTTGGAATCTTCCTTTCCCCACGAACACCTTTACAAAGTTGTCTACTCTGTTTTGGCACACATCTCTTCTTGTAAAGTATTTCAGATGGTTTAAATTCTAATCCACCACTTGCAATGACACAAGCATCTAAGTAATGGTCTTTTTCAATACCAAGATTTTCTCTATTGGCTTTTGTCACATACCCAAAAGTCTCTACTGCATCTGGGTACTTCTTCAATAACATGCTTCTAATGATTGACATTTGAGTTGCATATCTTAGGGTACTCCTACGGTTACCCTTTAACTTTAGCTCAATCTTACCTGAATGAATTGCTTTATGACAATCTTCGCATAAAGTAACATAGTTCTCTAAATCATTACTACCGTTCTTACTTCTGAATACGATATGATGTGCTTCCACTCTACAGTTCTTCTTACCACAGCACTGACATGTGTATTTATCTCTAACCAGTGCATGTTCTCTAGCATTTGCATAACCGTAGTTTACACCTTTCCGATAAGCCCATTTGTGTTCTTGTAACCAAGGTTTTTCCATCAACTGAGTATCAAACTTTCCTGTTTCCAGAACCGTGTGTTTGATAGGTAGAATCTTTTTACAGAACTCGATTTCTCTTTCGTGTCCATAAAACTTACTCACAATCGTAGGACAATATCTATTTTTCTTGGTAGAATTACCACGATTTAAAAATCTGCACTTTCTGTAACGTGTTTTTCTATTTCTGCGATTACGTCTAAATACACGTCTACGGTCCATCTTTTTCTTAATATCATCTCTTAATTCTACTTGTGCCTGATACAATACCTTGTCATTTCCAACACAGGCTACCCCTACGTGTTTAGAACCTGTGTCTACACCAAGAACAATATCTTGTACGATTTTAGTTTTAGGTTCGTACAACAACCTAATTGTGAATGGGCAACGCTTAACTACCTTTGCTTTCTTATCTCTTAACATTCTCCGAACCTTGCCAAAACGTTTTGTTGGCATAAGTGGTTGTCCATTCTTATCTAAAACATATACGAACATACGTTCTCGCTCCTTTCGTACTTTAATTTTAGTGAGTTTTACTTTATAAGACAGTACTCACTGGACTGTAGTGCCTAACTAACTTCTGTTACCAAAGTTAGTGTCGGACTTCTCATCGACAAAGATAATTAGAGTTTTGAAATTACTGCCACAGAGTTCTGTTAGCACTCTCAACTCAACTTAATCAGCAATCACAGAGCAACGGTCTTGAGCCTTCAACCGTAGGTGTGTATGTGTCTCTTCTAACTATCGTAGGTAAGATTTCTCTAACCTAAGTCTTGTAAACAATCGTACCTTTTAGAAAGGTACTCGGTCTTTAGCCGAGTGCATATTTACATAAGTTTTTGCTCTCTGCCATATCTATGGTTTCTCCATTCTGATTATTTACCTTGCACCAATTTTAACCAATCATCTAGTCGCATCGTTACTTTCCATTCCTCTTTATTTTTCCTATGAAAGACAGTAGGAATAGTATTTTCCTTTTCACTATCTCTAATAGATTGTTGTAATGCCTTTTCTATATTCAGATGTTCGTCTCGCTTAACTTCTATGTGAAAATTACTTAATTCCTCACAAAGCACATCAGAAGTACCATCTGCTTTACCACTAAATTGTTGGGTACGTCTAGCAGTTAAACCTTTTTCTTTTAATAGATTAACTACTTCTAATTCACCAACTTTTCCTTTTCTCTTTGAGTTTATCACAAATATCTCCTTACTAATAACCATTATATCACATTCACTGTATAAAGCAACACATTTCTCTTATAAATATATAAGATTTGTTACTTTTCATCTTTCACTAGTGTACTCTGTTCACTTATTCGCTCTGGCTCATGTTCACATCGTAGTGTAATTTAGCCATTATACTCATTTATATAAGATTTACAGCTTTAGATATTTCAAATATTAGATTCCTTAAGCATTTCTTTCTTTAATGTCTAAATCACACAGGTTACTTTAATATTAATTACTTTGTTTGACTAAATCCTTATAGCCAACCACTCGTGTTTCAAGACTTTACAGTAAAACACTCGTTAAACCAATTTATGTGGAAAAGTTTTCCACAATCGCAACTAAAAACGGAGAGGTGAACTAGGTATGGAAGCAGAAAAAGAGATATAAAATGCCTATCTGAAAGCACATAATATATCTCTTATAGAAATTACACACTAAAAACGTGTGAGTCTGAACAGTTTATGTCCATCAAAAGAATTGTATTAATATCTGGCTAACTACTTCCAGTATATCTACCTATAGCCCAAGCCCAATAGGTATTTTTAACGTGAAATGGCACGTAGATATAAAAAAGACATAGAGATTAATTTCCCTATGTGAAGATTGTTATTCTTACTTATCCTTGGTTTCCGTGAGGTTTTATCCTCGCCTAGCAGTTTTTTAAACAGGTTGGTAGTCTTATTTTTACGGACTACACTGACGATGAGACGGTGAAATACAATTAAACCATCTTACACCGAGCCTTTTATCAACCAACTAGGGGGGCTAACCTCTGTATTCACTCCAAATTATTCTGTCGGTGAAAAATGCCATATCTCTATGGGTAACATAATGTTCACAGGTACTTATGTTGACAGTGGTATTCAATTTTAAATGATATAATACCCACCTAAGATACTAATCATCTGTATTATATCAAATTTCACAATTCTTGTCAAGTGGTTTATTTAACATTTTATTGTTTTAAACTCCCCACTATTTAAAGTAAATGAATATAGTAACTTTCTATAACCATAATCTCCTAAATCTAAGTACACCTTAACATATAGGGAATCACTACCAACTGGCATACCTTCAGTTATTAAACATGGGAATGGAGTTAATGTTCTTAATAAGGTATTGTCTAAATATGCAGTAACTCCCCCAACAAGTTCATAGATTGTATCCATGTATGTTAGACCGTATTCATAACACACATTAGTTATCATTCCTCTAAATTTTTCTTTGTTTACAACTTCAAAATAGTAGTCTTTCATAAGTATATCTCCTCTACTCTTCAATAAATAGCACAACTTACACCACAGA